GCGTCATGTCCAGAGGGGCGTAGGCGCCCCACCCCAGACCTGGGACGCAGGGTCTGGGGCCCCGGCCACAGAGGTGGCTGGGAGCTTTCTACTGCAGGGAAGTCCCCATGTCCGCAGCCCTATTAGGGGTGTTGCGGTTTCGGCTGGTCCGCCAGCCACGGCACCGTCTTTCGAGATGGTGTTTGGGGTGGAGAGTAATCTCTCTGCCCCCCCCGGTATTGCCATTGACATCGGCTTGCCGGTCCAAGGATTTGGCCTCTCCGGAGGCGAAGATCCAGGGTCTCCAGTAATTCCTGACCCCGCTCCGGCGTCCGGGCCATCGAAAATGCTCAGCATTGTAGATGAGTCCGGAGAGGTCCTGTCTGGGATGGTTTCTAGGTCGGTGCACAGCGCCATCCTTAGGAACATCGCCAGGCAGAAGAAAGACTATTCCAAGAAAAGGGAGGAATGGTTGCAGAGGGTTATCAAGGCGCATCTCGTGCTTGCCATCTGCCTTAGCCTCCTTAGCCCGGCTTTTGCCTCTGGAGAGTCTTCCAATCAAGAGAATACGGATTGGGAGAAATACTTCAGGGACTTTGCCGCCTCCTTCAACCAGCAGGTTTCCAGTGCTAGAAACGTGGCTTTACAGTCCATGTTCACTAAGGGAATCAGCCTGGGTTGGTACCTGCTCACTAGCATTCCTGGTTTTGTCGCCTGGACTCTTAAGTTCGCCTTTTACGACGTGCCCGTCACGTGCTGGGAAAAGGGGGACTACCTCGCGGCTTTTCTCAACCTGTTTCTAGTTTCCCTCATCGTGTATGTCGCTTACTACGTTTTCTGCCTTGTCATCTTGGCAGTTTGCGCGGCTTGGCGTGCTAACCGCATGTTGGTTAAGAATGCTACTACGCTCATGCGTGAGCTTCCCTGGATTTTGTACAATTGCGTGGTGTTTTGGCGCAAGCCCTTTGTCGTTCTCGGCGGCGAAGATCACATCAGCGCAAAGTACGTTATGGAAGACGGGAGAAAGGTGATCAAGGTTTACCTCAGAGGGAGAGAGATCCAGACCATAGTGGACAACAGTCCCATTGTGGCTAAGGAGATGGCTTTTCCTGGAACAAAGGCGCACAAGGTTCAGTCTTTGGCCAATGATATGCTTCGGACCCAGGTTTTGTTTTATTATAAGACCACCAGCGAATTCGTTTTCGTTGGCCAGGGTACCGTGGTTGCTATCAAGAGTCTTGATGGCGTGACTAGAATTTACGTTGTGACGGCAGCTCATGTTGCCGACGCGGCTACTCACTATTCCGCCGCTTGCACTCATGGTAGCGCTGGCCAAAGGTTTCAGGAGATCGGAAAGTTCGTTGTAAAGACGGCTTACAAGACTCCTGATGACCTTGACTTCTGCGCCTTTGAAGTCTCACAGAGTCAATTATCTAAGGCTAGCTTGCCCACGCATCCTTCGCTCAAAGCGGCTTCTCCTTGCAACACAAGGGATTGCTACGTTACGGAGGACGATGTACTTGAGTGCATTGGGCTCGGAGACCCCCACAGTCTCATTGATGGTTTCTTTCATTCTAGCGGAAAGGTGCTTGATTCTCCCGCTTCTCACGATTTTATTCTTGGCCACATGGCTTCGACTAAGCACGGGTGGAGCGGGTGCGGTATGTTCCGCCGCCACGGCACGACACTTAATCTCGCTGGAATTCACACCGGCAGATGTGGCGATGTTAATTCTATGGTTCTTTTTGAGGAAATGGAGGAATATCTCTCACGTGACATTTGGCTAAACGCTATGTCGAAGGAGTCCCCAACTCGCAAGAATAGGAAGGGCGGCGGTAGGAAAGGTGCTGACGCAAATCAGGTTAGGTCCGATCGCGCTAGGCTGGCAGCAGCCACCGGAGAATTCTCTGGTTACGACGCGGTGGGGAGTGGGCAGAAGCAATCTGCTCTTAATGCGCCGGCTCAGGAGAGGGCAATGACTGATGACGAGAAGGCGAAAGCCTCCAAGGCTAAGTCAGCCGCTATCAAAGCCTTGCGTGGCGTTGCCAAGCAGGAGCAGGATTTAGCGGAAGCCAAGAGCATTCTCGCGAAGGCTCTTGCCAAGAAGCAGGCAGATGACGCCGCAGCCGCGGCTAATGCAGCTTCCAACACGGCCACTCCGCCTTTTCGGGCCCCCGTCATAAAGCCGCAGACGGGGGCAACGGCGGTAGCTGGGAGCTTGAAAGGGAAAGTAACTTTTTCCAAGCAAGAGCCAACTACGAGTTCCTTCCAATTCCCGAGGTCCGGGATGGAGGGCTCGAAGTTATCGGCACTTGCGCTAGGAAGGTTGATAAAACCAAAACAAGCAAAGGCGACGAACGAGTCAGAGCCATCTTCAGAGAACTCTTCCCAGACGTCGAGGACAAGTTCCACCACCCCGACTTCTCCCAAGACTCCATCATCAGCAGCCTCATCGAATATCACTCCGACAAATATGGAGGAGTCAGGTTTCACGACGGCGATCGGCAAGCAGCGCAAGAAGCTCATACAAGGTCTTACAAAGACTTTGGCTTCGGCTGGCGCTTCCGCTTGCGTGATGGACTTGATGAAGCAGGGCTCCAATCAGAGCTTGAGGGAGCTTGGGAAACTATTGTCCACAGCATCAACCGCCAGTCCTCCCCAGGGTACCCCTACAGACTCAACTTCCAAACCAACGGAAGCCTCTTCGACCAAGTCGAAGGCTACGTTAAAGAAGAAGTTTTCGCCAGGGTCGGCAAAATCTACTTTAGCGACGGAAACTTCGAGCACTACCAAGAAGACCGCAAAAAGTGGATCGACGAAGGTCTGAGGGATCCCAGCCGATTGTTCGCAAAGAAGCAAGCTCAAAAGAAAAGCAAAGCTTTACCGCGACTCATCGCGAACGTCTCCATCGTTGATCAGATGGTGGAGAGAATTTTCTTCATGAGTTATGCAGATGCAGAGGGTGAATTTTACCCCGAACTGCCTAACAAGAAGGGAATTGGCTTCAACAGGGAACATGCCGCCTTGATAGGTGAGCGTGTTTTTGCCGTTTCCGAAACCCTCAACCTGGAGCCCGTGGCTTCAGATGTTAGTGGGTGGGAGAAGAACTTCTCCCAGGATTTGGCTGACGCCCATGCTAGTCATATGGTTGACACCTGCCTTAACAGGTCCGAATGCGAGCACACGCTTACTAAGGCCTGCAACTGGTGGTCGATGTCCCTCTTGACTACTCCTTACGTGACCGACGAGGGCTGTTTGGTTAATTTCAACAACCGTCGAGTCCAGCGCAGTGGTGATTTTCTCACCACTTCCTCCAACGGCGTAGGCCGTGGAGTGTGCGCCGAATACGTAGGGTCGTTTTCCATTCAGATGGGAGATGACTGTCTCGAGTGGACAGAACACAGCGTGGACGAGCTGAAAAGCCGTTACCTGGACATTGGCTTGCCCGTGAGGGATGTGGAGAGCCAGTCCCGCGATGATTTTCTATTTTGTTCTCACCGTTTTAAGCGGCAGGACGACGGCAGTTGGCACTGCTGGTTGGACTCTTGGGAGCGCATGCTTTATGAGTCCTCCTTTTCGCGTCTTTGTGACGCGTCCACAGTGCACAACTATTTGGCCGAGATCGAGGATATGCCATCTGGAGATGACAAAACCCGAATCGTAGCCTTCCTGAATTCCCGCGAGGTGTTGCTCGGTGCCGTCGCCGAGCATGACAAAGAAGAAGAATCGGACAAAGACCAGCACCCAGGTCTCTAAACAGGGTGCGAGCGCTCAGATGTCGAGGCAAACTACCAATGCCTCGGGAGTTGCTAAGAAGAAGGCCAGGAACATTCTTGGCGCGGGTACTGGTTCTGCAGAACACTACAAAGTGGCCATAACCAACCCCTTCTCTACAGCGGCTCTGGGAGTGAGAGTTCCCGATCAGTTCTTTGCCCCTACGGCCACCCTTTCTCTTAGGGAGGTCGTAACCATCCAGAACAATGCTTTTGGCACCGCGGATTGTATTTTCCTGCCTAGTGTCATTCAGCCTGTTGTTAGTACTAGAGGTAGTATTGCGGGTGGTCAGAGTCTGACTATGGGTAACGCCTTTCTCTATGCAGCGAACGGCACAATCGTGAATAACCCAACCGCCCTTTATGGGAAAGTTGTCAACCACAGGATCGTCTCCTGGGGCCTCAGAATCCGGAATACCTCCGCTCTGACGGCTGCTCAAGGCGCATTGACAGTTTCTCTCATCCCACTGCGTGACCGAAGCAGGATCCCACAAGATCTTAGCATTGGTTCTCAAACCGCTGGTGGCGCGGGTGCAGGTGGTTTCACGATGGGCGAATGGTTGAGTGGGGTTGGTATCCCAAACACCGGCTCGGGCGTTGGCGCCCAGCTGGACATCTCAGCCCTGGTGGATCTCCCTCATCACGCGAGGTATCAAGGCCCTCAGTTATCTGAGGAAACCTTTGAGATCCACCCCAAGTTGGTTTCACCTCCTGGTTTGGGTTTTCGTAACTCCCAGGACAACAAGTTCGGAATGGACATGCAGGCTACCACCTCGGCTGTTTACGTGCAGCCTGGTGACGCCTCGTATCTTCTTTGCGATGGGTGGACGGCAGTCGCCATCGGTTATACCGGTGGTTCCTCGACCGTCGCATCTCAGAGCTTTGAGATCGAGGCTGTCTACCACATTGAGGGGTCTCCCAACGTGTCCACGGGTACGGTGTTCATCACTGATTCCCCGATTTCGGATCACAACCCGCTTGGTGCTCTCGTGGCGCAAGCCGCGCTGAATTCCATGCCCGCCTTCACGAAGGTGGCTGGCGCAGCGATGGCGGCCTACAGGTCGTTTACAAAATGAGTGCAGAAGGAAAACTGACTAAACCAGCAGACAAGCTTTGAAAATCGGCCGCACGGAGCCCATCCGTGCCTTCGCCTCAGCGCGTATGCCTTCGTCTTGGACAGGCCCCGCTGGGGCTAACACGGTGTCGTGTGAGAAAATGCTGTGATAAAGGCTACCCATCTCGACTGAAAGACCTCGGAGAAAACCGAGATAACAAACCGGGGGAGGGGCCTCGTCTTAGG